GTGGTTGGATAGGTCGCCTTCTGCCATCATCATAATAACACCGTACTGCGCCCTACCTACCTCATCACTCAGTCCGCATTCGTACCACCATCCACCGCCAACGTGCAACCCTGCCCAATTAGCAAGAACACGTTTGCCAAACGAATGCGCTTGTATCTTGTCGGCTGTGGTGTGACCGAATCCGTGAACGGTTCCAAACGATGATGTGCCAACGATGCTGTGTTCTTGCCCGATGATGCTGTACTGAGCAATGCCGCTTGATGGCTTGACGCTTGGAAACACCCCGTCAACACCGGCAGCGTTGCCTTGCCCTGACTTGTTGGTGCTGCCCTGTGGATAGTACACGCTAATTGGTTTCTTCGACCAACATTTCGTCCCGTCCCACTCGTACCCGAATTGGATACACGCTGCTTCGGTTCCGGCAGATAACGCACCGCCCCAATCAACGAACTCAATCGAGCCGTCGTCGTTTGGATTGTCAGGGATGTAAAGCGGGTCGAGGTTGATGTCGAGGATTTTAATTAACTCAACCTTAGTCACGGCACGAACGCCAACACCGTAGTCCATAATTTTATTGACCCTCCACCAACTGTCTTTAACGTAGATGGATTCATTGAACTTTAGGTTGAGCAGGTCGGATGAATCAAGGTAGAAGTAAGCCGTCATGATTCGGGCGTACTCTGAATAAATCGAATCAATGTAAAGCCGCCAGTACAGGTTGAACGCAGTACGGTACGGGGTGGCTATGGTGTTGTGGAACGGTGTTTCAGGGCCGAAGTTCAGGTCGTCCGTATCCACCGTTGCGTTTGGTGTGGCGTAGTGACCTGAATACGGATAGTAATTAATGGTGTTAATGGTGTCCGTATCCTCATCGAAGAACTTGATGTTTGTTGATGTGTCCTCTTTCGCCCAAAACAGGATGCGAGGGTTTGCCTTCACGCCTGTTCCCGCTGCGTCGATTAGTTTGGGGATGATGACGTTGGTACCCTGTACCGCATTGCACGGGGTGGGCGATGCGAACAGTTCAATCTTGTTTAGTCCGGTGGCGAAATCGTTCTCAGCGTTGTCGATTAACATACGCCCGTATGTCCTAAATCCAATCTCCTGAACCGCCTTGTTCAATACGTCACCGTCTGACTTGTATGTGAACTCCATGTCACGGGCTTGTAGGTCTGTGGTAGGAGTGAGCACGATGTCTTTGGATAGGTCAACCTTGCCCGTCCAATCTAACTCGTCACCCGTCGCCACCCATTGACTAAACGGCTCGATAAGCAGGTTCGTTGGGTCGTCTGTTGCAGGAACGAATACGAGGTTGAACAGTTTGGTCAGGTCACGGATGAAGTCGATTTGTTTGTAATCGGGTGCGTTGGATGCCATGTCCACCGTACCGCCTGCGAGTTGCTGCGAGGCGTACAGCTTCCACCCTGAGCCGTTGTTTTGGTCGATACCGGCTGTTGATTCGACGGTGACGTTTATGCTTTCGTAAAATATAGGGTGTTGAAATCCAATCGCCACTTCTTGGCCCGGCAGTAAAGTACGTGTAAATCCGTTGTATTGATAGTTTTGCGTTTCCCCGTTTTCGCAATTTATAAATTGAGCAGGTGCCGCAATTATGTCGCCTGTATTAATATCATACATGACAGGCCGAAAAAACACATCTTCACCTGAGTTGTTGGTTATGGTCAACCATATATCGAACGAGAATAGTCCGTAGTATGGAGCCGTAAAGTACGAAGGTGTACCAATCGTGTAGTTACCGTTACCGTCGAAAAATGGCGAGGATTCCGATTGACCCCCGATTGCAAGTACCTCATAGCTATCTGTTAAGGTTAGTGTTTGGTCAGACGTTACTCCGACGTTGAAGTTGTTGGCTTGTGGCAGTACGTCCAATGTAGGCCCGGACAGTCCGTTGTAGAACAGTACGTAAACATTGTCGATGTCGTTGTCGATGAAGTCTGATTCAAATGTAAACCCTGCATTGTTGATGATTTTAGTTAGTAGATATTTGACTTGCACCATCGGGGTAAAATCACCGGCATACAGCGGCTCGTCATCCGATGATAACGGGCGTGTCCCTGCACCGCCAATCTCGGAAAAGTTCTGCCCCTTGTCAATTAGTGCGTACCGTACCGCTCCGGCAGGTAGCCCCGTGATGTCGGAGTTAATCGAATCAATTACATTCTGATAGGTGTTGTCGTGGTTCAGTTCGGACAGGTCTAAATCCCACAGCTTCATGTCGCCAATCTCACGGGCGACAGTTGCTGTTTCACCGAAGAACACCAACTCGAAATCAACGAACTTGCCGTTTGCGATGTAGCACGATTGCAGCTTTATGTGTCCGCTCATTTGGGGTAAGGTCGCCCAAGTCAGATCCGCTGCGTATTTTTGTTTTGGGTTGAACGAGCCTTCAAGATTCACGTTGAACCAATCCCCGAACAATGCGATGTTGGTTTCGGTTGCCGGTACTCTGAACGTCCGGCTGAAATTAGAAACGACCTTTGCAATATCTTGTATATCGGCAAAATTGTAATTCAGCTTTACCGGCTCGGCATCGTACAGGTCAAGGTAGTGTTGCACCCCTGCATCGTCGTATATCCTTAATATGGTCATGCGTTGTATGTTTGGGATAGCTTCACTTTAAACGTCAGGTTGTACTGTATAGCGTGGCGTATGGTGCGCTGCTTGTACTCCTTATCCATGACCGTTACGGGTATGTGTGTCAGGTTAGCAGTATTAACTATGTGAACCTCCTTTGATAGGAAGATACCACGAAGAAACGTGAAGGCTTCCTCACTCAACCAGTCCGATGTTAACGTGTACATCTTTTCAACATCCTGTGCGAAGATAGTTTCGCCACGCTCAAAATTAAGCTTTTTAAATGTGGCGTTCTGATACGTGCCGTTTATTTTACGAAACGTCTTGCCGTCTGTCTTCCAATCTATCTCGTTCTTTTTGTCAAAATTCCAGTAATCCCACCCGCCTTTCTGATTTGCCCAAGCAAGTCGAATGTTGTCGTACCTGCACTCGGTTGATTCGACACGAACGAAGTACACCGGCAGACTGATACCGGCCAACGTTGCCGATTTGATTCGGATGGAGTAGTGCGTCCAGTTCGGGTTGAATGTGTTGTCCGGCCAATAAAACGGGTTGATGGTCGATGTCGTGTTGCTTAAGTTTGCGGGGTATGCACCGTAATATATTAGCTTGTCCTGTTCGTTGGTGCTTGTACCTGCCGCTGCTCCGTTGGCTGCGTTGACAACGATGTCTTGCGTACCGATTAATGTGGCGCCGTTCCATATCGTAAACTCCACCTCGCCTGAATCGTTGTTGTCGTCGATAGTGGTGACGTCGTGGGGGAAGGCAATCACCCCGTAGTCGCTTAATCGTACCGGTATCTGCGGCTTACCCTCAATACCCCATGCGTTTGATTCGGGATGCGAGTAAACGCCCGGTATGATGTCGGACATGAACTGATTGGTCAGGGCAAGTGTTGAGCCGACAACCCAACGGGTCAGTCCTGATGGGTATGCACCGTCAGCGTCTTGCAGGAACCACGGCAAAAAGAATACTTGCCATGCGTCGGCTCCGAGCGTACCTGCTCCGGGGAACTCGGTAGGTACACCGGCAACGTCGTATTTTTCGCCAAACCTTACCTCAAGTCGTTTCAGTCCTGTGGTGTTTCTGCTGAATGGTTCGGCAGTTACGGCAGGTAGTTTGGTTGTGTAGTGGATGGAATAGTCCTCGCTGTATATCTGCGTATCGGGTTTGATGTATGCCCGTGCCACCTCGTACAGGTTGAACATAAGCATACTTTGCGGATTCGGTGCGATGACGAACTGAGCAACGAGGGTCGCCACGTCATAGACCTGAACGAAGAATTTGAAGTTAGGCTGTGCGATGTTGGATGATGTCACCCTGAACACGCAGTCGCCCGAACCGAAGTAACCACGCCCACCGTTGCCCTCTGCGCTGATGGGGTTCTGCGCTACACTAATTGCCATCGTCTATTGTAATTTATTATCAACGTATTGTTGTAAACCGCCCCGTAAGTCATCAAGGCTATCGTTAACCGCCTCCTCCATGTAATGGATTCCGGTGATGCCGTACTTGCCTATCTTGCGTGAAATAAGGTAGGCAACGGAGCGTAGTTTCTCATCGGTCTGCTTATCAAACCCCTTGCCGCCCGGCTTTTGCAACCGAATATTTTTCTGCTTCATCCATTGGTAGATGGGTTCAATCGGTGGCGGTGTCCGGTTAGGTCGTCTTCCCTGCTCGATTACGTCTGCGTACTGCTTTGCCTTGCCTTTAGCGGTGAAGGTTAGCTTCGTTTGCCCCGCTCCTTTCTTGATAAAAAAGGTCAGCGATTCTTTGAGCGTACCCGATGCGACACGTCTGCGCTGCCTCGTGCGTGTACCCGATGCGTTTGTTTCACGAACGGATTGGGTCGCCCCGATGTTGCGTTGCGCTCGTGGTATGACGACGTTCTGCGCCCACTCAGCAAGAATTTGTTTCAGGTCTTTGGTCATAGTTCGATGCCTCGTGAGTTGCAGTAATCAACGAACCATCCGTTCGGATTGGCTTGAACCATTTCGCTAATTAGGTCGAGTTCGTCGAGTGCGATTATTTGGGCGTGGATGGAACGCATTTTGATTTCACCCGCTATAACTTCATCCGCATTATCAGGATTGTAAGCCTTGATTAAATCAATTTCACGCTGCGTTAATTCGTTTGAGTTTAACTTCAAATGAATGTGACCCACAACGATTGATATTGAGCCGTCTTCGTTTTTAGTAATCATGGTTAATGCGAGTTATAAAGTATGCGTGTTGATATTACCTGCGTTGAGTTGGCAGTGGCGTTGTTGACAAGTTTAAGCCCGTACAGGGAGTTGTTTAAACCTGTGTCGGCAATAACGTTGACTAAATCCTCGTATGTTCCGGCAGCACTACCCGCAGCAACGGTGGCTGTAATTGTGCTATCCACACCCGCCACACGTGAAGTAAGCACGAGCGACCCCGATACGGGTTGAGCCGTTACCGTGTTGAACGTGAATAGGCTGTATGTTCCACGCATCCCCACGTTCTGCCTGAGTGATTCAGTTACTTGTGGCGTTCCTGTTGAACCCCAAAGAAAGCAGTATCGGGTAGTGCCTGATGCGAGTACAGTAGCGATGTCACCAAAAAGCCATTGAGTGATTCGCTTGGAATCAATACCCAACATCACAACTGCCGAAGCCCCTGATTCAACAACGACAAGAACGGGGATTTGATGGTTCAAGTCGGGGGTAGATGTGAGCGCACCACCTGTTGCGGGGTCAACATAAAACACTGTACCTGCTGTTGCAACAGGTACGCCCGTAGTAATGTATCCTTGAAAGGTTAGTGTAAAGTTGTTCGCATCGGCAACGGCTGTAACTATCCCAAGCGCACGACCCGCACCCGAATCTGTTGCCCTCGCTTTAAACCATGTATTGTCACTTTTACGGATTACAACATCACCCACAACAAACCCGTGTCCGGTCTGAGTGAACGATTCCGAAATGCGTGGGGGCGTTTCTATGTTGACTGTTATTGCCATACGATGTTGAATGTTTCGGTTTTGATTGATGGGATAGTCTGCGTATCGACAAGCACCCCGTCGAGGTAGAAATTATATTCGGTATCTGGCAGCACGAGCGTATCTCCCGACGCTACCGTGTCCGTGTAGGATTGGTCTGAGTTCTCAACGGTTGCGTCTGCACAAGTTATCGGGTCAGGAATAGTCCACACGCCCGAAATTAAACTACCAACGGGCGAACCGTTTTCGTATTCAACCGGCACGTCTAAGGTCACGCCTGACCCGGCAGTACCTACCTGAGTGTTGTTCAGTTCAAAGATTGCGTCTGTAAATGTCGGAGGGTTTGGTATCGTCACCGTATCCCCTCCTGATAGTGTGCCGACGGGTGTGCCGTTCTGATATTCAACCGTGATGTCGAGTAGTCCACCCGATGCAACGGTGGTAAGTTCGACACCATTTATTTCGATGGTTGCCGATTCGCACACTACCGGAGCAGGTGGGGTGACTGGAGTTAGTGGTAACTCACACGCATCTATCCCCCACGCTACCGTGATGGTCAGGGTAGCCTGTACGCCTGTCACCGTATGCTGCTGCTGCTCGATGAATGGAGTGATACCAGTCGGCATCTCAACGCTCCAAATCTCGTCGAACAAAAACACGTTGCCCCCGTTCAGGATGTCGGCAAGTACGTCGTTCAGTATTTGGGTGCAGTCGCTTATTACCTCACGTTGGTAGTCCGATTTATCAAATTCATCCTTATCTCGTGGCTTGTCGAACACGTACACATCGACGCTGTACTGATACAGGTTGTCAGCGTTCATCGTTCCGGGTACGACGTGCAGAACGGGATACTCGCCATCCTTGTCGAGGTCGGCAACGGTGAGTAGTCCGTGGCTGAACCGCCTGATTTGAAGGTGGTTGTTTGCAAACGACTCAAATGTCGCTATGATGTTGTTGTAAGTAATCACAACTATATGAGTTGGTTCGTTGCGAATTTAGGGAAAAGAATCGAACTTTTTTTAAACAAATAGCCCCCGACGTTTCAGGGGCGATTGTTTGCGATTAAACTTGCTTGACCTAAGTAACTAACTAAACTATGAGATAGGCAAATATAGAAAATTATCGATTCCCTCCAAATCCACCTATCACATATTTGCCACCGCCCGGATTTGACAGGAAGTGATACGCCACGTATCGGGCTGCGTCCAGTGCGTGGTTGTTGGCATCGAGTGGTTCGTTTGTTATCTCACCGAATTTATCCGTCTTGTACTTGTAGGATTCAAGTTCCCTGATAATGTTCTTGCTGCCCTGCGTGACGTGTATCCGGTAGCGTCTAAGTAGGTCGATGCCGAACTGAACAGAGCCGTTCGGTTTTTTCGCTTCGATTATCTTCAATCCCATCCGCCTGAGTTCCATGATGCTTTTCGGCTCTGCGCTATCAGCCACGATGGTGGGTGGTGTGGTGTAGATGGATTTGATTACGTTCGTTATGTCCGGGTTAGTTAGTCCGGTCTGGTATGCGACCTCGTGCAGGATGATGTCGTCGCCATCTTTCCAAAGTTCGATGATGGCGGTGGGGTCGTTTGTGAATCCGAAGTCCATGCCGACCCCGATACGTTCGCCCCGTGTGGTGGGCGTGACGTTCCAATACGGATAGACCGCCTCCTTAGGGATGCCGAGTTCTCCCAGTCCATACACCCGCCAGAAGTCCGGGTCGATGTACTTCATGCGCTCGATTTCGTCGATGAGTTCCTGAGGCAAGAACGGGTTATCGAGGTAGGTCGATTTAATCCACGTCGTCTCGTTTTGGTTAAGTTCGCCCTTGTGTACCCAGAATTTCTCGGATGGGTTAAAGTCGATGAAGATGCGCTCGGTTGTTCTGATTTTGATTTGCCTAAAGTCTTCGAGCGTAAACTCGTTCGCCTCGTTGATGAAGGCTATCTCACGTTCAACGCCTCGTTTCTTTTGACTCATGTCCATCCCGCTAAAACGGATGAGGTTGCCATTCAGAACGATGTGGTTTAAGGTCTTGTTGTGCTGCCTCGGGTCGTATAGGTTGAGTCCGTCTGCTATTTCGATGAATTGGTCGAGTGCCGCCCCGACGTGAGTGGCGGAGTGTTTTCGGAATATGTCGATTCGTTTGCCGTAGTTCTCCATGCAGTAAACGGCAATAAGCCATTGAAGGAACGAATAGGTTTTACTCGAACGTGTACCGCCTTCGTTGACGACGTAGCGGGTTGATGCGTCGAGTATCTGCTCGAAAACCGGTGTCGCCTTAATCGTTCTTTGCATTCCTGACTATCTCGACCTTGATTCCGGTTGTGCTGTCGTCGTCGTCGGATAGGGCGATTTCTTGTCGGGCCATTCGGGGTACTGCGAACTCGGCAATGTTTGTCCATGCCCGTAACTTTTCGGCAGGGTCATCTATCTGCCGCCATATCTCGATAACTTCGGGAAATGTTTCTGCAACGAAGTCGGCAATATCCTCCCGAATCTTTCGGCTGATAATATTCGGAACACCTTTGGGTCGCCCGTTTGGGTTGTTCGTTTTACCTTTTACGCCCGGCATTTTGTTGTTCTGTTGTTTTCACAAAGATAATAAAAAACCGATGCACCTGCCACGAGTGACGAAGGTGCATCGGCTAAACCAATAATCCGAGGCTAAGATACGCAAAATTATTGTTCGTTCTGCATGAGGTTGTTAATATGTTCCCGTAAATTATTCACCTCGTCGATGAGCCGTTGTCGTTCGCCCCGATACCGTTCGATGCTGTTACGCATCTGACTGTATCGTGTCATGAGTTCCTGCATGATGTCGATTTGCCCGGAGTGTTGTAGGTGCAGGTCGGAGATGACCTGAGCGGCATAGATGAGTTGAGTAGCGTCGTCTTTGTAGCCTTGTTGCTTTTCGGGTGGTAGCTTATCGAGTTGAGCGATGATGCGTTCAGCGTAGCGGTGCATGATGTCTTGGGCGGCTTGGATTGTTGCCATCCGTGAGCGCATGGCGAGGTCGGAGGGAATGGGGTTGAGCGTGGCGTGGCTGTTTCGCATCGCTTCCATTTCCGCCTCGTATGCCCTTGCGCTGCGTAGGAGGCTCGACATTCGCTCATCTTCCGTTTTAGGTGGGGTAGTATTCATCGCTTTGAGATAGTGCCCTGTTGGGGCTGTTAATCGTTCCATTGGTTTAGAATAAAGTTAATTGGCTTCGGTACTGTTCAAATCGTTTGTTTCCTTGCTCGAAATAATCAGGGTCGAGTTCAGTGCCAAAGAAGTCAAATCCCATTTGATGCGCTGCGATGCGGGAGGATTGGCTGCCGAGGTGGGTGTCAAGAATCTTATCGCCTTGTTTGGCGTAGTTGTGGAGGAGCCATTTATAAAGTTTAATCGGTTTTTCAGTTGGATGAATTGTGTTTTGTTTTATCAACTGCGCCCGGTTTATAGTAACCTGTCTTGTGACTTTACTTAATGATGTCCAAGCCATTTCCCCATCACTCATAGTCAAATCGTTTTGCCCCTTGTACCAAAATATCCATGCCTTTGTAGGTCGTAAATATTCAGTAAAATAATTTCCTCCCCATATTATTTGATTCTGACTAACCCTAAAAAGTTCATTAAAATATTCCTGAGTTGGTGTTGCATTATCCCATCCTTTAAAATCGTGTGACTTACGATTGTGCTTTGAATTAGCGCAGTTGCTTATTAGTTTCTGACCATCAATTCCCAACCCATAAGGCGGGTCAACGATGGCGAATTCAAAATGCTTGTCGGGGAACTGTTTCATGTAGTCCATGCAGTCCATCAAGTACGTTTCGCTTATTGGTTCTTTTCGTTCCATTGGTTTATTGTTTTAAAACGGTACTTCTTCGTCCGGATGCCCTCCGAACAATCCGTTACCCGTAAAGGTATCAAATCTTTTTGATGGCGGTAGCTTGGTTGGCAGGTCAGGCAGTTCAATTTGAACCGATGGTGGCGGCACGTCGATTGGAACGGGGAATTTTTTGTTTCCATGCGGGTCGAGTTCGTAATAATTCCACCGGTACTCGTCGTATCGGAGTAGGTAGTCACCCACCACCGACGAGCCACGAGGCTTGGCTTTTTGGATGAGCACCATCACTTCGTTGCCCTTGTACGTTTCGCCCGTACTCGATGCGCTGTTGGTTAATCCCGCCTTAGGTCGCCATACCCCTACCATGAGTTGACCTCTGCGAAAGTGGGTTTTACCTCCCATCAGGTTGTTGGCGGACGGTGGCGGTAAGAACTTGATAGCACCCTGCGTTTGCTCCGACGACTTATGCGGGTCGTCCACGGGATGGGTGACAAGTATGTGATGCCGCTTGTTCTTGCGGCAGTCGTGTTCGATGAGGCTGTACCCTTCCTCGTACTCCCCCGCCACCCCTGCGTGTGTGGTGATGAGTGTGTTTATCGGGTCTATCACCATCGACCAAATCGGCTGACCTATCTCGGCCTCCACGTCGTTCAGGTACTTAAGTGCCGCCTCGAATCCTTTGATGTAGGTCGGCACAATGTAGAAGTACTGACTGAACTCAAGTACTGCCCGGTCAATTTCGGACGGGGTGAGGCGGTTGGTTCCACCGTTTCGGTTGTAAAAGTCCTTGCCAGTCCATGTGGATAGGATTAGCTTCACGATGTCAACGGCATCACCCTCTTCGGGGCAGTAGATGAG